GGCCTACACGTCTCTTGTAGACCACCTCGAAGATGGCAAACCCAAAAGTCAGGAAAGAAAGGGCCTCAGAAATATGGTCATCAAGTGTATGTTCCATATCAGCCAAGACTTCTTCAAGAAATTGGGCCTCTTTCTTGGCTTGTTCGCTGTCATCTGCTGGCACTACCTCGTATTTGACATCTCGCAGGATTTGTTCTGTAGCGTAACACACAGCACCAATCGTGCTATCAGAATCTCTCATCTCACGGCATTTGCGAATCCAACGCTTGCCACGGATTTCCGGGTCCCATTCGTCAGCACGAATAGTTCCATTATTAGTGTGGTTTCCACCGTAGCCAATTTCCAGCTTGCTGAGAGGTTCTGAAAGGGTCTTCATCTTGTGCCTCTCTTGGTTACACCCGGTAAGTTACAGTGAACACAGAGTCATTGTGCGCAACACCAGAAATAGCAAAACTAGTAAGGAAAACATCGTTAACTCCTTGTCTTACAATAGCTGTAGCTGACAGACCACCAGCAATAATCCCAGACCCAAAAGCCCCAGAGGCATCAGCAGCAGGATTGTACGGCAAGCCGTCCATGATGATGTATGAATTGAAATTCGTGTAGTCCATATTTGATCCGGTGATGTAACAGTTCAGTGTCACCAAATTTCCTACACGAGTATAAGTCCCAGTATAAGTGGAAAAAGTACCTGCTGTACCAACTGCTGCTGTTACATTAGGGGTCCAACTTCCTTCTTCGTAGAAGTCCAAGAGGTTTGCAGCAGCAGTTCCACCAAGATAAATACCGGGGGCTACAACACCAGCGGTCTTGAAGGTATATTCTACAGAACTGGAGAGGACTACATCAATCTCGTCATCAGTATCTGCTACAATATAACTGTCTTCATCAGCATCTATAGCCACTCGGGCTACATTGTTTGTAGCGTCAATCTGAAAGATCGGTACATCATCAGAACCAGTATCTTCTACATAGGCAACAAGATTGGAGGACGTATTGTCCATCCAGAGGGTGCCCTCGACAGAGTAACTTGGGGAACTAGTCCCAAGATGGCTGCTAAGGATACTGTCCTTGAAGTTGTTGAGGTCAGTAGCAAGCTGAGTACCAGTCTTTGTTGCTGGGTCAATGTCAGAAAATACACTCTGGGTCATTGATAAACCTCCACGGTCTCTACGGTAGTGCCTTCAGAAAGGATTTTACCGATGGCAATCTCAACCTCTACATTAGCACGAGTGAGGAAGTTGATAACACCACCCTCTTGGTATTCTACAGACACCATACCTTCTGTTGGAGACCTCAGTTTAGAGGCAGTGATTGGTTCATCAAAGGTTGCTACAGTCCACATTAAGCTACAAGTCCTTTTGCGGGTTTATACGCCAGTTGAAGTGTTGGTTTCAGTACGCCATGAAGCATCAAGTCAGTCAGTGCCCAGACACAAGCATCAAGTCTGTCAGGAGAACCAATAGAACCAAGTGGTTCCCAAGTCCTCATTTGTGTCTCAAGTTCATCCAATCCACGGAGATGCTTGACTTTGCCCTGTTCGTAAAGGGCACTGATTGGTTCTGCTCTAGCATATTTACCTCTGGAAGCGTGGACTAGTCGGATTGGGACAGTTTCGTCTTCTGCTTCCAGAGTTCTCCTAACCATCTCGCCACCTTGGTTTCTTTCAGCAACGATACGATCAGCAGAATACTTGTTGTAGAGGGAGATTGCTTTTGAGGCCCAACCTTGGGGGGAGAGTCTCTCAGTAGCGTCTTCCAGAATATATCCTGCGCCATTTACATCAATGCCAGCTACAATGATACCAGTCATGTCACTTTCAGCATTGGCCGTGATGGCTGGGTCTACAGAAACTACAATCCTCTGGAGGCTACGTATGAAATCATCTCGATCCTGTGGTTCATAGAGTGCATTATCGAGAGTCTCAGTAGTCCAGAGCGCCCCTTCTGCTTCCTCAAGTATCTCAGCGTAGAGTTCTTGCCTACCAAGACGTGTACCTTCGTATGCAACCTTGACAGCCTCTAGGTAAGTCCCAGCAAGGTTCTCTGCGTTATCAAAGGTGCTACCAGTAGAAATGACAGCCTTGGGGTGCTTAAGCAGGTAGCGCATCAGCTTAGTGGGTTTAGGTGTAGTAGTTACCATTACCCTTGGGTGTCTACCGAGACGAAGACAGAACATCAGCATATCCCAAACATCTTGTTGGTTACGCCAAGAACTAACCTCATCTGTCCAAGAACTGTGGAACTGGGGACCACGAAGACGATCCGGGTCTTCTGCCGAGAAGAACTGTGCTACAGCCCCATTTTCCCAGACCAGAGTGCTATTAGTGGGGGACCATTCAGGATAACCGATAGGGGTTCCTCTGTAGGTCTTATCCTTCTTCCAGCAGACATTCAGTAGACCAGATTCACCTTCCACCATAACCCGTCTGATGTCACCCTTAGTGGGTGCTACACAAGCAATACGCTTATCTCCGGCCTTCACTCTATGTCTAACCCACTCAGCACCAGACCTGGTTTTACCACTACCACGACCAGCATTGAATATCCACAGGTCCCAGTCTTTACCTTGAGGCTCTAGTTGGTTGGGTCTGGCCCAGAACTCCCAAAGATACTTCAGTTCTTCCTGTTGGGCTGTAGTTAGTTTGGAAAGGTATTCGTAAAGAGCATCTTCACCAAGTTGTCGTAGGTCTGAGGAGTGGATAGGTAGATCGTATTGAATACCAGAGGTCAGTCCCATGCCACCACTTCTGCCGGGGTTGCATTGATAACTGCTTGTGCCTCAGCACGTTCCGCATCATCAGCTACAATTAAGGGGTTGTCTACCATCTGAGTGTCGGTAAGATTACCCTCTTCGTCGTAGATATTTTCCTCAACCTGAGCATCAAGAGCAGCAATAGCAGGGACCACAGTGATATTCATGATCTCGTTGCCCTCTTCATCAAACGTACCAGTGGGTGTTTCAATGGTTTTCTCAGGACGGCCATCTGCCAGACGGTATTGTGCCAAACGGTTAGTTGCCCGACGGTATGCGGCAAGCTGGTGGTTGAAAAGGTTGTTTGCAGCATTCACGGCATTGTCCGCTTCCCATGCAGCAGCATAATCGGCGTATGTAGTAGGAGAACCCGGCAAAGCTGCGAGCACGTCCAGCAGGCGTTGGGGAAGGTCGGCATGAGGAACCGATGTAAAGATGTTGGTATCACCGGCCCGTGCGCCAGCAGCAGTCAGGTCGCGGGTCAGCACGCGGATGCCCCGGTTTGCAGCCTGCCGAACAGAGAGAGGTGTATCGCCCTTGTTGATGAACACTGTCATTAGTTGCCCTCCCACTCAGCGATAATACCTACGTTGTTACTACTTCCGGGTGCAACTGCAAAAACGACCGTGTAGACAAAGCCATCAAAGCTGACGGTATAATCCTCGCCCGACCCTTCACGCTGTAGCGCCCCGTTGTCGTAGACAAAAAGAGGCTTCCACCCTTTCGGCGTTGCAAAGCTGGTTTCTGATGCGTCACCCTCCGACCAGAAAATCTGCTGGCGGTAGCGTGGTTGATTGCGAAGAGCAGTGAGTTCTTCTCGCAGATTGATTGCCGGTTTTTCGACCAGAACTGTCATGTCATCACTCCTCGACCACTAGGCCATTGCTGGCGCTGATTGCAGTTCCGACCGCAGTGGTCGTGTTGGATACTCGACGCAGACCTTGGAAGACCGAGCGGCCAGCACTCGTTCCGACGTGGAGCAGGTCAGTCACGGGGTCGTGTGCCAGTGCGCTTACAGCGTCCGATGCACCGTAAAGCGTGCAAGCTGCGTTCTCTTGGAACAGCACCTTCTCGTCCTCGTAAATCTTGCGGATTTGTTCGGCTGTGGGTGCAGTGGCGGAAATGCGCCAGAGGGCTAGGGAGCCGGAGAACGGTATCAAACCGCCCGAAACAATACCAACAAGCATCGTCGCACTTGTGTTTGACAAAGAACCTGTTGCGTTTGTTATAGCCGTTGACCCAGACAAGAAGCCATTCACATAGACGTAGATGGTAGAGCCAGAGCGAACGCAGCATCCGAAAGTCCACGCATCCGTATCAACAGCCGATGTGCTAAGAACCTCATCACGAGTTGTGTAAAAGTCGTCAGTAATCGAGAAGTAAAGTTTCTGCGCTGTATTCTCGACCTTAACTTGCCACGCTGGTCCCGATGCCGCTTTTCTGTCAATTATTTGATACTGGCTTGCACCTGCTGGCAATTTAAACCACCCCATCACGCAGAAGTCACCCGTCCCAAAATCAAGGTCCGAGTTATACGGCTGCTCAAGGTAGTTGCTGGCAGAGAACCCACTGTAGGCCACCAGATCAGCGCCCGTTGCCACTGGGGTGCGGGTTACAGTGCCGTTGACGATCAGGCCGTTGTTGTTCACCGAGCGGTCTTCGTCTGCGAGTTTGACGGAGATGTTGTCGAAGTCTATATAGGACGAGGTATCTCCCGGCGTACCTTCTGCTTTCAGCGTAACGATTACAGCACTTCCGCTCGGAACAAACGTACGGGTTAGGGTTGTGGCAGAGTTCTGTGTTGGACTATCGTAAACATCACCAACATTGATAGATGTACCGATCCGCAGCGAGCCTTGGGAGTTAGTTCCAGTAATATCAGCGGTTAGAACATAAGGCTGACCAGCGGTTAAGCCGCTGATCGTTTGGTAAATGTAGCTATTACCTACAAGCCTTGCCGCTGCGCCAACTACACTATTTGAAGCACCGTCAGTACCGCCAGCAGTCCACCCCGTCAGGTCCGTATCAAATGTGCCATTCGTCACCAACTCACCAGAACCAACAAGATCGGTGTCATCGGTATCGGACAGGAAGGCACCCTTGATGTCGCCGTTCATCCAGCCTGTGTTGTAAGTGGAGGTGGCGTAGGCGACCATGCTCTCGGCAGGCCCGGCCACTACCCCAACTGGGCTTTCGGCCAAAAGATCAATACCGGCAGAAGAAGTCGCTGCGTAATTAGACCTGCTGTAGCTTAGTGCCGGGCCAACACCGCGCAGACGCACGCTGCCCCCGCTGAACCAATAGTAAGCCCTTCGCCAAGAGTTTTCTGTTATATCCGAACTCGGTATTTGGCCCACGTTCAAGACATCATTGCGTCTGGAAAACAAGGCACCATCTTTTGCGAAGCCTACAACACTCACTGACCCAGAAGTTATATCAACAACCGTCCCATCATCACGGATAACCGACACGCCACCATCCGTTGCCACTGCAATCGTAGGCACAGGAAGCCCAGTCGCAGGGTCAATCGGGGCGTCGGGGAGGACGGTCATGGCTACGTCGTTGACGTTGGCATTAATGATTGCCAGAGAGAACCCGTAGGTGAAGTTCT